TACTACAACCAAACCTAAAGGAGATCAAAGTGGCAACCACAGTTATCACAGGGCGCGATTTGGCTCTTACTATTGATAGTAAGTCATACGATGCCCAAGCAATATCAGTTGCGTTAAACACAACTTTAGATCGTCAAGCGTATGAAACTCTTGATGGTCGCGTATTCAAAACAATTGACTACGATGCAACAATGGATTTAACAATCCTTGCCGATTGGGGCGCATCAGGCGCAGGTGGAACTTATTCCGTTTGCGAATTATTATGGGCAGCCGCATCATCAGCACCTGATACAGGTCTTGCATATTCCTTTACAGCTGCCACTGGAGCAGTATTTACAGGAAGCATTTATCCATCATTTCCAAATCCAAATGGAAATGGAAAAGATGCACAACAGGTTTCATTTACCCTACAATGCACTGCAAAGCCAACTTTAACAGTTAGCTAATAGTAGAAAATCGGGAGCAAAATGAAACTACCAATTACAATTGAATACAACTCAGGCGAGCAAGCAACTTATATTGCCCAACCGCCTGAGTGGGCTAAATGGGAAAAACAGACAGGATTTACCATTGGACAAGCGCAAGAAAAAATGGGCATTTCTGATCTTATGTTTCTTGCTTATCATGCACATAAGCGCGAAGCAGCTGGAAAACCAGTCAAGCCCTATGATGCTTGGACAGAAACAATCACTGATGTAATAGTCGGTGATGCAAACCCAAAAGCCACAGAGAAGGAAGCCTAAACAGATTATTGGTTCAGTTGGCGATAGCCACACATATACCAATGAGTGAATGGGTTGATGCAGACGACATAATAACCGCAATCGAGATATTGGAGCAAAGGAATGGCAAGTGAAACAGTTGCTTACAATAAATCGGACATGCGCAACATTCTTAAAGCATTCAAAGCTATGGATGAACAAGCGACGGATGAAGCAAGAACTCAGTCTGCGGCTTTGGCGTATTTTGCATCTGAGGAAATTAAAGCAGCAGCTGGAACTAGAGAAAAATCTGGCAAAGCAGTCCAAAGAGTTGCAGATGGCGTTAGCATCTCTAAATCAAGCAAAATCGGTGAGTTCAGTTATGGTTTCGCACGCCAAAAGTTTTCAGGTGGGGCTACAACACAGACCCTATGGGCTGGTTTGGAGTTTGGATCTAATAAGTTCAAGCAGTTCCCTAGTTATTCAGGACGGCAAGGCAGAGGTTCAAGAGGATGGTTTATTTATCCAACCCTTCGCAGAATTCAGCCTGAATTAATTCAAAAATGGGAACAAAGTTTTGATCGCATTCTTAAGGAGTGGGCATAATGGCAACAACTGGCAGTCGCACACTTAAACTTTCGATTCTTGCGGATGTCGATGAATTAAAAAAAAGTCTTAACACTGGTGCTAATGAAGTTCAAGGATTTGGCGATAAGGTATCGGATTTTGGCAAAAAGGCTGGATTGGTATTTGCCGCAGCGGCAGCAGCAGCTGGTGCCTATGCCACCAAATTAGCCGTTGATGGGGTCAAAGCGGCGATTGAGGATGAAGCTGCCCAATTAAGGTTAGCCAGTGCATTAAAGTCAGCTACAGGGGCTACTGATGCCCAAATAAAGGCAACTGAGGATTACATAACCAAAACCTCATTAGCCGTTGGAATTGCCGACGACGATTTACGACCAGCCTTTCAGAGATTAAGCGTTGCAACTGGGGATGTCACAAAATCACAGGAATTGTTAAACCTTGCCATAGATATTTCAAAAGGAACTGGCAAAGATTTATCATCAGTCACTGAGGCTCTTTCTAAAGCCTATGCTGGTCAAGATACTCAATTAGCAAAACTTGGCATCGGCATTACAGCTGCTCAAGCTAAAACTATGGGTTTCAGAGATGAAACTCAATTGCTGTCCGATTTGTATGGTGGTGCGGCAAGTCGTAATGCAGAAACTTTTCAAGGTCGAATTGATCGCCTTAAAATAGGATTTAACGAAGCGAAAGAAGCTGTTGGTTATGCACTTCTACCAGTAATAGAAAAATTTATTGGCTATATTTTTGAATATGGCGTTCCGATTGTGGAAAAACTCAAAGCTGCATTTGACATAGTTCGAGATGCAATCGAGCGCAATCGAGATAAATTTGAGGAATTTTTCTTATTGATGAAAGATAAAGTTTTTCCAATTGTTCAAAATGTATTTGGATTTTTGCTTGATGTTGGTGCTAAGGCTGCCGCAGCAATCATTGATGCTTTTGGAGCAATTGTCGGTGCTATTACCCCAGTCTTAAATTTTATTATTTCAGCAATTAATAAAGTAATTGACGGAATTAATTTAGTTAAAGGCGGAAGTGACATTCAAAAGATAAGTCCAGTCGGCGCAGCTGGTAGTTCTCTTTCAGGCGGTTATCAAACTGGTGGTGGAGTTTCAAGTGGATCATCTGGTGGATTTACAGGTGGTGGAAGTCGTCTTGGCGGTATTGGAACAGGTGGCGCAAGTAGCGGTGGAGCTGGTGGAATTGCCGGAATTGCTGGCGCAACTAGCCTTCCAAATTTGGTTGATCGATTAACCGCCGTTCAAGATAAGTTTAGTGAATTGACTTTTCAAGTCGCTACTGGCGGTATCAGCACAAGAGCAGCTCAATCTCAATTTGATAAATTAACAACTGAATTTGCTATTTTGGAAAGGCAAGGAAATGCATTGGTCGCCCAACAGACAACAGGCACTCCATTTGGTCAAGCAGGTGGAACCACAATCAACTTAACAGTAAATGGCGCAATAGATAGCGAAGGCACAGCTCGAACAATTATTGATGCTCTTAACAATTCAGCTGATCGTGGTGGTATTAATGCATCTACTTATTCTCAAAGATGACCGCATTTAGTCCAGTCTGGAAATTGACTGTTAATGGCACAAATTACACAAATGTCACAATAGCCAATTTAAGCCATAGAGCAGGTCGCAGCAACATTTATACTCAGCCTGCGGCTTCATATATTCAAGCTCAAATTATTTCATTAAATGGTTCAAATTATAATTTTGCAATAAATGATGGATTGACTTTACAAGTCAAAAATAGTTCAGGGACTTATGTTAGTTTATTTGGTGGCAACATAACCGATATTACAACCGAGGTTGGTGCTACTGGATCAGCTGGAACTGAAATTCGATATACCCTAATTGCTTTGGGATCATTGGCTAAACTTCAAAAAACCATATTTAACGACACTTTATCTCAAGATTTTGATGGCAATCAGATTTATTCAACTTTAGCAACAACTTTGCTTAATTCATGGAATGAGGTATCTGCAACTCAAACATGGGCTACTTATACCGCAACCACAACATGGACTAATGCTGAAAACATTGGATTAGGTGAAATTGATAAGCCAGGTAATTACACGATGGAAAATAGAGCCGCCATTCCAGATTCTGTCTATAATGTTGCTGCTCAAATAGCCAACTCAGCATTTGGGTATCTATATGAGGATAGCAATGGAAACATTTGTTATGCCGATGCAAACCATAGACAAAATTATTTATTAGCCAATGGATATACCGACCTAAATGCCAACGATGCCTTTGGTAAAGGATTGAAAACCACAACTCGATCAGGTGATATTCGAAACAATGTTTATATAAATTATGGCAACAATTTTGGATCTCAAAAAACTTCAAGTTCAACAGATTCAATAGCCCTTTATGGATACAAAGCTGAAACAATCCAATCAAGCCTACATGATGCCACTGATGCCCAAACCGTGGCTGATCGATATATAAATCAAAGAGCTTATCCTCAACCATTATTTGACAGCATTTCATTTCCAATTACCAGCCCTGAACTCACTGATGCAACTCGAAATGCTTTATTGGGCGTATTTATAGGAATGCCAATTAACATTCAAAACTTACCTACACAAATTTCAAACACTCAATTTGAGGGTTATGTTGAAGGTTGGTCATGGACTGTCAGTTATAACCAATTATTTTTGAATTTGACGATTTCGCCAGTCAGTTATAGTCAGACCGCCATGAGGTGGAATACTGTGCCTGTCGGTGAGGCTTGGAACACTCTATCCGCTATACTTACATGGGAAAACGCGACAATAGTCGCCTAAAGGAGAACGATGGCAACAACCACCAATTATTCATGGACAACACCTGACGATACCGCGTTGGTCAAAGATGGCGCCTCAGCTATTAGAACGCTTGGCACTTCTATTGATACAACAGTTAAAGCATTAAATCCCGGAACTACTTCTGGTGATCTTGATTATTACACAGCTGCTACAACGAAGGCTCGTATCGCCAAGGGAACTGCTGGTCAAGTATTCACAATGAATTCTGGTGCAACCGCTCCTGAGTGGCAAACATTGAATGCAGGTTCAATGACTTTAATCAGCACAACTACATTAACTGGCGCATCTGTGACTTTGTCATCAATTCCGCAAACTTACAATAAATTATTTTTAGTAATTAGAAATTTTTTACCTGCAACAGATAGTGACTTTTTGCAAATGCGTTTTAATGCTGATGCAACTGCAAATAGACACAAAACTCAATTATATTATAGTGTTTTTTACTATAACACCGCGTCAGCTTTTGGTGCAACTTCAAGCCAAATAAGTGCTGCTAATGATAATGCAGTTTCAACTAGTATAATTACAGTTGAAATTCCTGATTATACAAATACTGCAACTTGGAAAATGGGCGAAACTACAGCTTTAAATGTTGATCCAACCACTACAACAAGCGAACAATTTTATAAAGGCATTGCAATATATAATCAAACTACCGCAATTAGCAGTCTTTTATTTTTACCATCAAGCGGCAACTTTACATCAGGAACAATTCTACTTTACGGAGTTAAATAATGACTAAATCTAAACCACAAATTAAAATTGTTAATGTTGAAACTGGCGAGGAGATTGTTAGAGATGCAACTGCTGAGGAAATTGCTCAAATGGAATTGGATGCTGCTCTTGCCGAAACAAAAAAAGTTGAAGCACAAGCAAAAGAAACTGCTAAGGCAGCAATTCTTGATCGCATTGGTTTAACTGCTGATGAACTTAAAATGATTCTTGGCTAATGAAGCCTTGGTTATCTAAAGCTG